GCCTGGAGAAAGCCATGGAGCGCATGGCGGCTGGCAAGCGGCTGGATCAGGCCGAGGCGCAGTGGAACAGGCGCATGGACCGGCTGACTGCGCTGCATGAGGAACAAGAGAGGATGAGCAGCGACATTTTGGATGGAAGTTTTTATTTCACACAGGAGATAGCGCAATGAGCGCAGCATTGAAGACAATCGATCGTCCGGCTGCCAGAAGCAAACTGAAGGCAGTTGATCCCAAGGCGGCTGAGCCCAGCAAGCCCAAGATTCTCATCTTCGGCAAGCCGGGCGTCGGGAAGACATGGGCGGCACTCGATTTCCCTGCCGTCTACTATATCGACACGGAGGGTGGTGCCGATCTCGACCATTACACTGATAAGCTGAAGGCATCCGGCGGCATGTATCTCGGCCTCGATCAGGGTAGTCTCGATTTTGAGACCATCATTGAGCAGGTGCAGGCGCTGGCGACCGAAAAGCACCAGTTCAAGACGCTCGTGATCGACAGCGTTTCAAAGGTGTTCAATCAGGCGGTCGCGGATGCTGCTGCGGACCTGGGCGACAAGAACGCATTCGGAGCCGATAAGAAGGTTGCGATCGGCTATATGCGCCGACTGATATCCTGGCTGATCAGGATCGATATGAACGTGATCCTGATTGCCCATGAGAAGGATCTATGGGGCAAGACTGACAAGGGTGATCGCGAAGTCGTCGGCGCGACTTTCGATGCATGGGACAAGCTTGAATACGAGCTGCATCTGTGCCTGAACATTTACAAGCAGGGGCCATCTCGCAAGGCCCGCGTGACGAAATCGCGCCTTACTGGCTTCCCCGATGCTGATGTGATGCCGTGGTCGTTCGATGAATTCGCCCGGCGCTACGGTCGAGACGTGATCAACAAGGAGAGCACGCAGATTGTTCTCGCATCCCCTGAGCAGGTTGCCGAGATCGCGCGCCTCCTCAAGGTCGTGAAGGTTCCCGATGGCTGGGAAGAGAAATGCTTCTCGGCGGCCGGCATCGCATCTTGGGACGAGATGGATGCGGAGAAGATCGAAAAGTCACTCACCTATCTGAAGGACAGACTGTCATGAGGATTACCCCGAAGAGCGAGCAGGAAATTCAGAACGAAAACCTGCTTCCGGCCGGCGAGTATGATTTCGAGATTATGGATGCCGAAGAAGCCGTGTCGAAGGCCGGCAACGACATGATCAAGCTGAAGGTGAAAATCTTCAGCGATGATCATGGCGAGCGCATTGTGTTCGACTACCTCATGGAGAGCGTCGCATACAAGCTTCGGCATGCGGCTGAAGCCTGCGGCCTTCTCGAAAGCTATGAGAGTGGGCTTCTCGACGCGGAAGACTTCAAACTGAAGGTCGGGCGCTGCAAGGTTGGAGTTCAGAAGGACAAATCGGGGCAGTTCCCGGATAGAAATTCAGTCTCGGACTATCTCATGAGCGTGCCTTCTGGCCCTTCAGCATCGAAGCCCCCGGTGCGGCAGCGGCAGATGGCTCATGCAGACCTTGATGACGAGGTGCCGTTTTGATCGAGAACTTGGTTTGTGGAGGCGGCCTCACGGCTGCCTTCACTGCGGCCACCGCGCCATGAGCACCGAGCCGAGCGACGTGGAGCGGGTGGCGCGGGAGTTCTGCGCCGTCGAAGAATATGGGGCATCGTATGATGACATCTGCGACGCAGAGCGCCGCGTTCTTCATCGCATGGCGGAAATCGCCGTCCAGCACGTCGAACGCGAGCGCGTCATTGCCGTGACGATGATGCGGGAAATGGCGGCCCATGCATGCGAGGAGAAGACGCGTGTGTTCCTGTCTCCGGAATATGCAACCGGTCAACCACTTAGTAGCTTCAACGAGAGGTTTGCCTGCAAGGAGTGTGCGGATGCTATCCGCGCTCTCCCCATCACCCAGGAGCCCACGCGATGACCGCGCAATGCCGACCAGACGATCCACGCGAGTGGGTGATCCGCAAGGGCAGCTATTACTACAGAGCAAACTGCCAGGGCTACACTGGCGATCTCAGCGCAGCCGGACGCTATACGGAGGCCAAGGCACGGCGAGAGGCGGCAGTAGAGCCATGGCACATGGAGGCGATCCACGCGCCACTCATTACCACCACCACCGTCCCCACCGCCGACGCCGAGCTTGCCGCCGCGAGGGACGAGAACGCGAGGCTGCGGGAGGCGCTGGAGAAGATCAAAGAAATCGCTGAGTACAATGATCGTATCAATATTTCCCTCGTCGAGAACACTAGAATTCTTTTGATATCCCGAGCCGCCCTCAACGCCAGCGCGACGAAGGAGGGGTAGATGAAAATCGCCAAGATCAGATTCTACGCATTGTCGGACTACATTTTTCTGGACGCGCCCTATTACGAAACAGATGAGCGCGAATTCCTCGATTGCGTGGATCATCTCAAATACTTCAGTGACGGGCCAGACGTGGAATTCGTTCGTCAGAATCTTGAAGAAGTCAGGAGCGTAATGTCATGACCGACCGCGCAGCGCTGCTGGAGCAGGTAGCGGCCATCTTCGACGCAGAGCTGAGAACGATGCTGCGAACCGTATGGACTCTGGGAAGCGATGTCATCGCCAAGCACTTCGCTGAACGCGCCCTCTCGCTCGCCGAGGCGACGCTGAAGAAAGCCACCGACACCGCAGAGAGATATGCAAATTATCGTAAACATACGACCAGCGCAGAAGTAGCCCATAAGGCATTGGGGGCTTCTGAGATCGCTTCTCTTCTGCGTTCGATGCCGATCACGCTCCCGCCCATCGGGGATGCGGACAAGGGGAGGGTGGAAGGGTGAATGACAAGACCTTAGAGCGAATGCTCAATCAAGCATTCACGAGAGGGTATCAGGCAGCGCGCAACGGCAAACCGTTCAACGTTGAACGCAAGGCCGTTGTAGAGGGTCTCTTTCGTTTTCGGGATCAGTACGCTTCGCCGCTTCTAGCGTCGAGCGAACCACCCACACAGGAGACCGACCATGGGCGATAGAAACCTCTTCGAGGACCATGAGGCGATGGCAGCACTGGACGAGTTCTTCGCCCGAAAAGATGACCATCCGGAGGGACCAACCATGACTGACAAAACCGAGCGGTCGCGCGCTGAGTTTGAGGAGGTCGCCGTCAGCAGAAACTACATCACCAAGCGCCACCCTAGCGGCGAATACTGCAACCCGCTTCTCAGCATTATTTGGCCGTTCTGGCTCGCCGCCTGGAGCGCACGCGCCCCGGCCCAGGATGAGCGGGGGGATGCAGGGCGCACGCTTTTGCGGATCATCAAAGAGAGCAACGGATGCAAGGAGGTCGATTGCACGTTTGCCGATTCCGAGCATTGCGGCTGCCGGCTTGAAATGCGCGCTGAACTCGACGCCGACCGCGAGAAGATGGGAGACGACGCGGTGATCCCCTCTCAGGGGTTGGAGGTCGATTTAGATTTGCCTCCGGGGTCGATAACAGACCGCGACCGCGAGGGGGACAAGTCGTGACAGATCAAGAATACCTACGCCAGCTTATGGAGCCAGAATATTCAGACTGGACGGATGATGCTGACGCGATGGCCGCTTTTCAGCGCCTTGAGGCCGAGGGCTATTGTCGCGTGACGGTCGATGGCCCGAGAGAATGGCGCGTCTATCAATCGCCTGAGCAGCGGGACCGGTCCCTGATCGATCTCGGTCTGCGTGATGGACCGATGCCATATGGCCCTGAATGGATTGCTAGCCTCGACGCCGACCGCGAGGGGGCGCGGTGATGGAACGAACGCCATGCTCTGCCCTTGTTCTAGAAAACGGCGGGGAGCGCTGCAAGAATGGCTTTTGGACAAGCTCTCCTTGCTTTGGGATCAACGTCAAATCGTTGCCGATGTGCCTAAATGAAAAGGCATGCGGCTTCCACTTCAATCAGACCGGTGGGCGACCTATCCCGTTGTCCGAGCGCCGCGCCGGGACGGAGGGCGCTGATGGACGATGATGATTTGGCCCCAATCGAGGAGCAGCCTTACATCTTCGGTCAGGTCATTGACCTAGATGGCATACGCATAGCTCGGGGGAAGTCAAAACGCCCTTCTGTAGCCCCCAAGGACTGCCAGCATGACCATCTTGTCTATGATCAGGATGAACGCCGCGTGTGGTGCAAGGATTGCGAGAAATCCATTGCCAGTTTCGATGCATTCTTGATGATCACGAGAAACTTCATGCGGTTCGCTAGAACGTTGACGCAGCGCGAACAGGCCGTTGAAAAAGCGGAGGCGCATGCCTTGATTTCTCGCGCCGCAAAAGCGGTCGATGAAAGTTGGCGAAGGCGCAAGCTTTCCCCCTGCTGCCCGCATTGCAATGGCGCCATCCTGCCGGAGGATTTCGCGGAAGGCATCGGCTCTTACAGATCAACCGAGATTGAGCGGCAACGGCGCAAATCTAAGGGCTCGTCCAATGCATGACACCACCTACATCTGGCGTTGGCGCGCCCGGCTGCCGGAGCGCTACGGGCAACGGTGCCGAATGCTGGTCCGCGGTCTGACCATGAACAGCTGTCTTCTCGAATTTGAAGACGGGTATCGCGTGGTGACCAGCCGGAACGGGATCAGGCGTGTGCGGGGAGGGGAAGCTGATGGCTGAGGAGATCTGGCTCACACCGGCTGAAACCGCCAAGCGCCAGGGGCTCCGCGTAGACCAGCTCGCTCGCTACGTCAGAGCCGGCAAGCTTCCGAAGCCGTCCTATGCCTATGGGCCACGTGCGCCAAGGTGGAACGTCGAGGAGCTAGACGCCCATATGAGGAATGGGCAATCTAACCCGGTTCCTCGCCAACACCCATCAGGGCTCGCCAATGCGCTCCTCGCCAAGTTCGAAGCGCGCCGTCAGAAAACGGCTCGCGGACGGGACCGTTAAGACATACTACTATGATAGGAATAAGACCAAACGGGAGAGCCGCTATCAGGATGGAAGCATTGGCGCCCTGATAGTGGCCTACCAGATCAGCCCCGAATACCGCGGGCTGGCGCCTAAGACCAAGAAATCATACCAGCTTGCCCTGACGGACCTCGCCGAGCATCAACATGCCCAGGTGTCCGACTTCCGCCGCCGGCACGTCCTAGAGGCCCGCGACGCCATCTCGATCGGCCGGGGTTCCGCATCAGCCAACATCTTTGTCCGCGTGGTCGGGACCTTGTTCAATTGGGCGGTCGAGCGCGAATGGATCGACTATTCACCGGTTCCTGGCATCAAGCCGCTCGCGATCGGAAACTTCCCGGTATGGTCCGAGGATCAGGTCAAGACGGCGCTGGCCGGGCTCCCAGAGCACCTGCGGCGGGTTGTGGTCCTGGGGATGCACACGGGGCAGAGAAGGGGAGACCTCATCGCCCTGCCGTGGTCAGCGCTCCAAGGTGGCGTGCTGAGGCTGCTGCCAGAGAAGACATCACGCCCTGGCGACGCGGACCTGATCATACCCGTCCATCGCGACTTGGCCGCCGAGCTGAAGGTATGGCCTCGGGCGGCCGACACGATCCTGACCACGCAGACAGGGCTCCGGTGGATCGGCGAGAACCTGTCGCGTGAGATGAGCCGGGAGCTACAGCGCCTCGGGCTGCCGGCGGGCCTGAACATCCATGGTCTTCGGAAGCTGGCCGCGACGCGCCTGGCGCAGGCCGGATGCACAGCCCATGAGATCGCCTCCATCACCGGGCACAAGACGCTATCGATGGTGTCGCTCTATACCCGATCGGTGGATCAGGAGCGGCTCGCCCGGGCGGCCGTTTCGCGGTTGGAGGACAGCAGCGGAAAGACAGATTGATTGGTTTCCAGAACGGTTTCCTAGGTATGTGAAACCACGGAGTTAACTGATTGATTTTACTCAGTAATTTCGACGTAAATCTTCTTTTTCAGAAGATCCACTTGGCCGAAATCAATGGCTTAAAAAAGCACTCCAGACCTGAGGTCTGGGGATTCCCTCGGATGACGACGGAGTTTTTGCAACCGGAATCGCCGCGTGCTAGGGTGCGTGCGCTGCGAGCGTCGTGGATGGACACGATGAAGGGCGCCGTCACCCTGCAAAAAACGGGCGAAGCTGGTAACCAATCCGGCCCGCAGCAGAGTCCGTGGATCACTGGCACCAATTAGGTAACCACCCACGGCAGAGGCGCCTCGCCCCCCGGGGCCAGGAGCCGCAGCCCGTGGAAGCCGGGTGCATAAATCTGCGAGCGGCGGAAACGCCAGGCTCTCCTAGAAAGGCCCACGGCCGCCGGCAGGTGCCGAGCGACAGACCCCATGGTGGGATGCCTACAACACCTCGCAGCAAACAACCCCACCGCAGGCAGCCGCCGGGTGGGGTTCTTCATCAGCAGTGCGTGACGATGCCGCCAGTGACAACGAGCGTGCTCAGGGAAACTGCCCCAGCAGAGCAGGCTACCCCAGCCGTGTTGCTCGCCAGGAACCCTGATGCGTTTACCGTCCCGCCGAACGAAGCGTTTCCGGTTGGAAACAGCGTGAGAATGGGAACGTCCGAGGACCCGTTATACTGGTAGAAAATGAACGACTTGGCGGAAGACGACAGGCCGTTGATCAGCGACATTTCCTGCTGGCCGCCAGAGAGGTTCCACCCGATCACGGTATTGCCGGCCGGCGTCACGCCGCCCAGATTGTTGTTAAGGGCCAGCCCGCCTCCGGCCCCGGCAAGAGTGACCAGGCCGCTCGCCGCCACGGTGACATTGCCGCTCGCCGTCGCCAGAATGTTGCCGCTCGTCTGGGCCGAGTAGAGCATCGTCCCGGCCGTCGGGTCGAACTCAAACCCCTTCCCGGTGGTGGTGGATTTTGCCAGAAAGGCTGCGTGAATGGCGTTACCGGATTCAAACCCATCGTAGACGCCGCCCGAACCGGAAACGTTCACCCCGAAGCTGATATTGTATGAGCCATGCGAATAGATCGCGATGCCGCGATAATCAGATGTGGCGAACGTCGGGTTATAATCAGCTTTGTTATTAATGATGTCGATCTCATCGCCAAACCCGACTGCAACTTGGCTGGCAGCCGGGATACCCATGACGGTGTTGCGGTTCCAGATCGCAGAGATCACCCCGACATTCATCGAGTGCGATCCGCTCGGCGTGCTTGGGGAGCTGCCGCCTTGAACTGTCCACCCGTCGACTGTCAGCGTGCAGCCATCTACCGAAACCGCCGTCACCATCCCGGAGTGCGGCGACCCCTCATCCTGCGTTTGCAGCCAGGTCCCGACTTTCGTCGCTGTGATCTGGGTAGAGGAAAGGCATGACGGCAGATAGGCGTGAGTAGCATCGAAGGTGACGCCTGATGCATAGGTCGCAATAGGAGCCGGCGCGTTCGTCTCGTTGTAGAGGTTGACACTATCGATGCCGGCATAGGGTCCGATGCCCCCGCGGTTGGCCAAGTTCTCATAGCCTCCCGAGACCTGCGCATAACCGGTCGAGTTGTAGGAGGTGACTGCCAGATTGACGGCAAGGTTTTCGTAGCCGCCGGGATTGCCATGAACAAGCAAGCCAGATGGGAAGTTTGGCAAGCCCGAAGGAACCGTAGAAATAGGTGAACCTGCAACGAGGCTCGGGGCTTTGAAGACGAACTGAGTTCCGGTGATAATGGATGGATAATCGGCCTTGCTCGCCCACCACGCATTCCATTCACTCGCTAGCGGCACATAGCCATAAACCCAATTCGGGGTCGACTGCGCCCATGCCGCCACGGGAGCAAGAGCAATGGCCGAGGCCAGCAGGAGCGCGCGCATGTCAGTGATCCTTCTTCGGGTCAGGCTTGGTCGCAGCCTCTTTCGCCGCTGCGAGTTGCTGCTGCAGATCGGCCGCATGCGCTTCTGCAACCGTGAGCGCATCCTGGGCCTGCTGGAGCTGCTGATGCAGCACCATGATCAGCGCTTTGTCGCTCGGCTGCGTTGGCGCCTGCTGCGCCATGGCTGCCGTCGGCATCAAGAGCGCGGCGGCAAGGATGAGGCGCCTCATGCGGCTTGTCCTGCGTTGGAGGGAAGGGGAAGCGGGTTGGCTGCCGGCTGCGCGGCCGGGGGAGGCGCGGTCACCGGAGCAACGACTGAGGTCACCTGCGGCATCACTGCGGCGCGGAAATCAGCCACCAGCTGATCGAACTGCGTCTGCACCATGGGCGGCACGCCGGGCACGATATGGCCGACCGGCAGCGCATGCCCTAGGGCACCAGAGATCATGCCGGCGATTGCCGCCTGATCAGCGCCGGAGACCTTCGCGCTATCGGCATAGTTCGATGCCACCTTGACGGCCTCGGCCGCCACCATGGCTTCGGCCTGCGCTGCCGTGGTGCCGGGCGGGATCGCCTGCTTGAGGCGCCCGGCCGCGTTGCTGACGCCCATGAGAAGCCGCTCCAAACCGGGTCGATCCTTGACCCATTTCGTCTGGCTGATGGCCGCCGAGACGCCGCCGACAAGGACGGAGGCGCCAAAGAGGACGGTTACGATCTGATCGGGGGTCATACCGCCCTCACGCGCTCGCCGGGGTGACGCCGTTGCCGGGCGCCGCGGTCAGAAGGTAGGTGGCAAGAGACTGGATGGCCGACGCTTCTGCGGCCTGCAGAGCCGTGTCCCCGGGCGCCGCATCGGACGCGGCGACGGCCTTCTGCGCTGCGGTGAGCAGCGTGTTGGCCTTGTCGATCACGGCCTGGCTCGGGTTCGCGGTGTTCTTGTAGACGTTGAATGTGTCGGCCACTACGGCGAGCGCGATGTCCGCCTTGGTGCCGCCGCTCTCATAGGTGCCGAGCGCATCAGCGCCCGTGGTCAGCGCGCCCTGTTCGAGCGCGGTATTCTGGTTGCCGCAAGCGCCGAGGATGAGCACGGAGCCGAGCGCGGCGATGGAAAGGAGGGTTTTCATGGGATGATCCTCAAGTGAATGAAGCTGTTGCAGCGATGACGCGGCAAAGCCGGATGATCCAGCCGTGCCCAAATGTCGTGAAATCAGCGAGCGACCGGTACCGCGCCTCGCGCAGCCAACCGATCGTTGCGTGCAGCGTGGCGACATCAGCAGCGCTCACAGCGGCGAGTGTCTTCGGCCCGATCACGCCATCGGTCGATGCGCCGACGGCAGACTGCAGCGCGCGGCGCGCCCAATCAGCGCCCTGGTTCACGGCGGCATCGAACACGAGACCCGCAATACATGCCGGGAGTGAGCTGCAGTGGCATGCGTCCCAATAGTCGCGCAGGTAGATCGCCTGAGCCTGCACAAGCGTGAGGTTCGCTATATCGAGCGACGGATAAGCCGACTGCGAGATGCCGTATTTCGTGGCCCCCCCTGGGTCGGATGGATTGTTCGTGTAGCCGCCCTCGACGGCCGGCGAGACCGTGAGGCTGAAAGCCTGGTCGAAGCTCATGGCGTCACCTTCTGCGCTGCGAGGTAGGCCCGAAGACTCCCGAGCGCGTCGATTGCGCGCTGCATCTCGGCATTCGTAGCGACATGGCCCGAGGCAGATACTGGCTTCATGGCAGAGCGCGCCGCGTTGTTCAGCTTGATCAGCGCGTGGATGTGGCCGGGGCCGGTATGCGCAACCAGCTTGCGCTCCTGCAGCTGCAGCGACGCATACTCGGCAATCAGCGCATCCGGACCGCGGCTATCGGGCACCGTCACGACGCGCTCGACAGCCGGCACGGTGACGCGCTCGACGACCGGGCGACATGCCGGGGCCGCGCAGCCACTGAGAGCCAGGAGGATGATTGCGGTTCTCACTGATGCACCTTTGCCCCAGGCCAATTCTGGTTAATCAGGAATTGCATCTGAGCCTGCAGGGTCGCGATGTTCTGCGTGATCGTGTTCAGCGATGCATTGACATCATGCTGCGACGCCTGGAGCGATTGAACCTGCGGCGCGAAGTTGGCCGCCGTGTTCGCCTGGGCTGCTTCGAGAGCCTGCACGCGTGAGGGCAGATTGCTCATTGCCGCGATCGAGGACTGCAGCCCATCTACCTTGTCAATCAGCCCGTAGATGCCGCCGATTAGCACGATGAGGCCGATGATCACCGGCCACATCTTCGAGATGCCATCAACCGTGCTCCAGAACGCACCCGAAGCCTTCTCAACCATCATTTGTCTCCAGTGGGTGCGCAGGGGCGCGGCGAGGGCGACCGTCATGGCGGGGGCTCATTGTGTGACGGCGACGCCGGACCAAGGCGCGATCCAGACGCCAGCGCTGTTGCAGGTCACGTTCAGGCCGGTTCCCGCGCCAGCAGCCTCGCCATTATTGCGGCCATTTGTGGCGAATGCGGATTGACCAACAGCACACGACGGAAGCGCGCTTACCGTGTAAGGGGCCAACTTCTGCGGATAAAAGAGCGATATAAGGTGACCGGACGAAACATCCAGCCATGTTTTGGTGGCTGCGGCATCATACATCTGGAAATCATTTGTAGAGCCGCTGTTCAGCATGTTCCACTTGGAAACACCATTCGCAAAGAGCTGAAGAGTTGTGCTTCCGCCCGCTGTGGTGTTGTTAAAGGTAGAAGTCCCTCCGTAGAAGGTTGGTGTTTGCGCCCGAAGAGTCGTGGCACTCACCGTGTTGGGCGTCGTGTTCCCAATTGGCGCATTGTCGATTGTCGCATTGCTAATGGCCCCTCCCGTAATCGCCACAGCATTGGCGAGCTGTGGCCCCATGAGGGGAACGCTAGAGGGAAGCCCTGACGCATAGATCGGAGAGTTTATGCTGGTCAGAGACGACGCATCTACGTTGTAGCCGATCGTGAGCGGATTAAGACCGCCCCAATCAAATCGATTGCCAGGGCCGACTGTCGCCGAGCTAGCTACGACAGCCCCGTAGTAAGGCTGCACATTGGTGAACCTAAATGAGTTGTATTGCCCCGCCTGCTCATTGATGCTGTTACCGCATTGCCCGCCACAGTTGATCGTCCCATCAAAGGACATCCCTGAAGGGGCTAGAGCCAGTGATGGCGCATATATGCCGAGCGCATTGAACCCCGGCTTTGCATTATTGAGGGTCATTGCCGTACCCTCGATATCTGAGATCAGCCCCGTATCGTCAGAGGCGCCGATCTGAAATAGATCACCCCCGTTGCCGTTCCCGTCATCTTCAACGCGGAAGTGATCGAATAGGATATGGCGAGAATTGAACGTATTGTGGTTAGCGATACGAACGCCCGGCCCCTCAAATGGCGCGAAGGTCCCGAACAGAAAGTAGTCGTTATTAGATCCCTCAGCGGTCCCAGAAACGGAATCAATGTTTATCGCAGGGTGGGCATAGCTGCCGCAAAGATAGCAACGCGGAAACAGAAAATAGCTTTCCCCGAGAAATCCGTGCGTCGTCTGATAGGTGTTAACACCACCCTCTAGGTAACTTCCATGCAAATACATGCCAAAAACGTTTATACTCACAAAGCCATCAATCCTATCAAACAACCCATAGATGGACTGATTACCAATCCCTGTTAGATCGCCAATAACACCACAACCCGACGCACCGATTCCTGTAGCCACTCGCTTTGGCGTAATAGTCGAGGAGGCCGTTGAGTAGTTATTATCAAACCATATGTCTGACCAAGACATAAGGTAATCATTAAATGAGCCATCCATTTTAAAAATACTGGAAGATGGCCCGTCGCATCTAACAGACACAGAGGAAGTAAATGTAGGCATTCCCGCAGTAGTCAAATAAATCCCCCCGGGAACATAAAGGGATACCGGAGTCCCCTTAGAGGCCAGTGTGTTCGCGCGTGCCGCAGCCGCTTGAATGGCCCCCGTGTCGTCTGTGCCCCACGACACAGGGTAAACAGCGTTCTGCGTTGTCTGGGCATTGGCGCTGATAGTGACGCTGGTCGGGCTGGTGTAGGACGCGATAGTGCCCATCCACGGGGTGACATCTGGGCTAACGGTGGGGATGCCGAGCGTAGCGGGCGCCGTTGCCGCACCGCCGGTCAATGCCGCTGTGACCCCTGACGTCGGGTAGAGGTCTCCGTAACCACCAATCAAAATCGAGCCAATCCCATAGTCAGGATTAGCAGTCGGATTTGTGGTGCAGGTAACCCCGCCCTGGGGAAACAATGTCTGAGCACCGGTGCGCAGGTCCGATAGCTGGCCGGGGGTAACCACAGTCAGCGGGTCGCTTAGGACGCCGCCTGTGACAGTTCCAGATACCGTCATGGACTGATACCCGCCGCCGCCCTTGTTGATGCTTGGAGTTGCGGCAGGAATGTTGAATGTCACAGTCCCGTTGACGCTGCATCCAGAGCCGCCCGTAGCAACGGTCGCGCTGTTTATCTGGCCTACTACCTGCGCGCCAAAACCAATACCAGATCCCGTTCCGGAGAGAGTTACAGAGGGAAGCGCGGTGTATCCATCTCCGGCGCTTGCAACGGGAATGGCGGTGATACGCCCGGTCGATAGCGTCTGCCCGCAGCCATCAACATTGATACGCTTTCCAACATCGGTAGATGCAAAGTCGCTGTTTGTGATCGTCAGCGTATTGCTACCTGCAGTGCAGGATACCGTGGACGTGGTGTCAGTCTGGGCATCCCCCTTTGCGCCGAAGTCTCGGACATTGATGACATCTGCTGCGCGCGCGGCCGGAGTCCGCGCAGTTGTGCCCCCGGCCGCCGTCACCACCGTCGCTGACGCATCACCGCCGGCCGTCGCCACCAGCCCGCTCGTCTGGCTCGCCGGGATCGTGGGGAGCTGGGAGAGGGGAACGTGCGTCGTCGAGTCCAGCGCCGCAACACCGCTCGGCGCGCCGATGCGGGAGGTGTCTACCTTCGTGCCGAGCACTTGGTTCAGCCCGGGGCGCCCGTAGCAGTTCGGCGAGCCAGTGTCAGCGCAAAGGATCTGTCCGGATTGGAACGGGCCCAGGGTCTGAGCCCAGGCCGAGAGGGGCACGAATACCGCTATCGCACCGAAACAAATGGCGCTAAGATGGCGGCTCACTTTTCGGAGCGCCGGATTGGCCCTGATTGTCCTGCTCATCGTCGGTCTGGTCGCCCTGTGGCTTTGGGTGAGAGCTAACCCCCTCGGCGCGTTGGGGGTGTTCCTGGCCGAAATATTTCTATTCGGCCCCGCTGCTCACCCGGGCTGGTCGTGGTCAAACCCAGACGATGAATGGCTTATAGCAGGATTTGCCGCTGTCGCACTAGCGCCAATTCTCCTGAAGGCGCTTGCAATCTATCTGCACAGTGAGCAGAACGCGCGCAGACTCATCAATCGATCGCTGCCCAGCGATGAGACATTCAGTGAGCCGCTAGTTTCCCTGCGGTCCGCCAAGGCGAGCAGCAAGCGGAACGACTGATCCGTACCCTGCTCCCGACAGAATATTCCCCATAAACCCGCTGCTCGGGTTCTGAGCATTCAGCGACCGGCGCAACAGAGCCTCGGCAACCGGCCGGCTGTTCAGAATTGCCGACACACCGCGGCCACCGGCGATCTGCGCCGGGATGCGAGCTAGGATAGCGGCGCCCTCGGTCGGGTGGCCCATTAGCATCGCGCCAATGCCTCCCGCGCCCTCCAGAAGCTGCTCAGCGCCAAGGTAGCGCTCGGCGGTCCCTGAGCTGCGTGTCGGCTTGAGGAATGTCTGCCCGATCGCCGCAAGCTCGCCGAGATCGCCTGCCCCCTGAAATGCGCGGTTCTTGAAGCTCGATTGCACGGCGCCCTGCAGCAGCGCGGGAGAAATCACGCCTCCCGAGGCTTCGGCTTTGGCCGCGAGTGGCGCCACGGTCATCATGTTCTTGTACTGCAACCGCGTCTGCTGCAGCTGCGTCGCCAGATCGGTCTGCCCGGAGGCTGCAAGCGACCGCTCCATGGCGTCATCGAGCGCGCTGCGGATCTGCTGAGCATAATAGGCAATGTTCGGATCGCGGGAGTTGCTGAGCCGGCTGAGCGGCGCGTTCTTGGCCGTGAGAGCCTGATAGCTCTGGCCGCTGATCGAGGCATTCCCGTCGACCGCGCTTAGCACGTCGTCGATCTGCGAGTTGATCGGAGCCTGCTCGCTAGCTGGCAGAACCTTCGCCGCATCGCTCTGAACGCCGATGAGATCGTTGACGAACTGATTGTCGGCGTTGATCGTCGTCTTTGCTGCGATGCTGTCAAATGCCTGGCCCAGCTTGTCCTTGGCAGCCTGCATCACATCCGGCGTAAGGTGCGTGGAATCGGCGCCGAACGTGCCGCCGACGGCCCGGGTAAAGGCTTCCTGCTGCGCCTCGTTCCGCGCCGCGCCGGTATAGCCAAGGGTGTCCGCCGCGCTGCTCAGGAACTTCGTGCTGGCGTTGTCGCTCATCTGGGGCGCCGTCAGCGGGATTTTGTATTTGTTCATCGCAAGGTCGGCCAGGTTGGCCTGTGTCGGCGCGATCGTGCCGCCCGTCACAGCCCGGCCAACGGCGCCCGCGCCGCCTGCCAAGGTCGCAGCAATGGGGCCCAGAACGGCGCCCGTTTCAGCGCCCTGCGTGATGCCCTGGCCGACACTCTGCCCGCTGCCGCCAGATGCCATGCCCCCGGCAGCGCCGCCGGCAAGCGCGCCGGCTCCCGCTGCTTGAGCGCCCCCTGCGAGGAGACGCCCGATCACGGGAATGGACCGCACGGCATTGCCCGCTCCCGATAGGACCGATCCAACGCCAGTAGCATCCGCGGCCGCTCCAAGCACCGGGGCGCCGACGGCGAGGGCCGGCGCTGTGGCCGCAACATTGCCTGCGATGCGCCCGATCTGCGCGGGGATGCTGTCGCCGTATTGCTGCTGGAAGTTTGCGCGCCCGGCGGCGTCCTGCTGCTCGATCTGAGCATTCATCTCTGGCGTTCGGCCAAAGCCTGTCGGGTGCCCAGAAACTGCGCTTGAAAGGGAGTTCGCCGCAGTGTCGAGCGCCTGCGCGCCGGGGATGTTCTTGTCGCCCCAGGCCACCACATTATCGAGGGTGTCGCCGACATCCTTCGCCCCGCGCATGAAGCCAGAACCGAGCTGATCGAGCATCCCCGGCGGGGCGGCCGCGGCTACCGCCTTCGGCTGGGGGTTGGCGAGATCGGGGAACATCTGGCTAAACGCCGGCGCGGTCTGCGGCGCGGCTGTCGCAGAGGACTTCGCAAGCTCAGGGAACATCTGGTTGAAGGCGGGAGAACTCCCGCTGGTCAGCGGCACATCTGATGCCCCATTGGCGGCCAGCTGCGCCCCTGAGTTCGCAGGAGGCTGTGCGTTGCCATAGGCGCCAGCCACCTTGCCGACATAGGCTTGCGTCTCGGGATTCTGCCAATTCGCCTGGTCATATCCGCCGTTATAGGCGCGCAGGGCATCCGGCACGTTGCCGAATTTGTCGAGGTTTTGGCTCAGAACTTCCGCCGTCCCCATGATGTTCTGGGCCGGGTCGGTTGGGTCAATGCCCAAAGCCTTCGCGGTCGCCGGCATGATCTGGCCAAGGCCAATCGCACCTGCTTTAGAGACGGCGGCCGGGTTCCATGAACTTTCCGTCTGGATCACGGCCGAGATCAGCTTCGGGTCGACGTTGTATTTCTGAGCCGCCTGATCGATGAGCGAGGAATAATCTGTCATTGCGCAGTCGGCACCGAAGGAGGTGTGCCGATCGGCACAGCGGCGGGAACAACAGCTGCGGCTGGCGCTGCGGCTGCAGTTGGCTGCGCCTCTCCGACCTGAGAGAACATTCCGGCATCAGACATCTTCTGCACATCGGCCTTGAACTGGTTCTGCTCGGCCGGCGTCATCGCCGACCAGGTAGAGGCGCGCTCCTCCGGCGTCATCTGCTGCATCTGGAAGGCGCGTGGGTCGAAATACTTCGATGTGTCGGCCACGAATTTCTGATAACTCGCCGGGCCGTTGGCTTGCTGGTAGCTCTGCGCTGCCTGGTTCCAAGCGCCGATCGCATCCTGATTTCCGAGCAGCACATGAATGATCTGCTGGTTGCCCGGTACCGAAAGATGCGGGTTCGGATTTGCCTGCATCGAAGCCTCAAGCTTCTCGTTCGTGCCCGCGCCCATCTGCCCGGCCTGAGCCAGCGCGATCTGGTTGCCGAGCTTTGCGAAGTTTTCGGCGCTCGCCACTCCCTTGGCGTCGATGTTGGTGCCGAACGCGCGATTGATGGAGGCCACCGCGGTGCGCCATTCGACGTTGCCGGGGCCCGACGCAAAGCTCTGAAGGTCGCCCGCCATGTTCTGCAAAAGCGCCTTGTTCGCCGGCACATTCGCGGCGTTCTGCGCGATCTCGTTGTACTGCTGCGCCGAGAATTTGCCCTCCTCCTCCATCGCCGGCTGCTGGCCTACGGGAAGGCCCATGGCGATGCCACCACCAGGCGTCGCGTTCGCACCCGGCGTCGGATAGCGGCCATTTCCAAATGGGCCGGCCGGCTGCGCGGCGTTTACGAACTGCTGACGCGTTCCCATGATCGGCTGGCCCGTCTGGGGATCGGTGCCGATCTGGGTCGGAGCCGTCGCCTCGCTCGGGGAGAGTGTGTTGTTCAGCGCCCCGATCTGGGATGCTTTTCCGGTAAGCGGGCTCGTCTGGATAAGACTCGTTTGGCCGCCAGTGCTGATGCCCTGTATCTGCCCTTGAAGATATTGTTGATTAGCAAGAACAGTGCCGTATTGCTGCTTCACCCACTGAGCTAGTGCTGGACCGTCCGTCTGTGGCATCGATGCAGAGAAAGCGGCGGCTTCCTGCGGGCTCTGTATGCCATTGTTAATGGCGTCACCAATCTTCGCATACACCTGCTGGCGCGTAATACTATCGCCAAGAGGAATGAGAGAGCCAAGTTCTGTCGACGCGTAATTCGCGCGCTTCAATGCTTGGTCCAGCTGCAAACCTTGGTTCGTCAGTTGTTGGTTTTGACGTGTCTGTGCCGCTGCGGCCACATCGCCCGCCAGATAGGCGGCCTTCGGGTTCTGCGCGACATTCGCCAGCAGAGCCTGAGTATTCAACTGCCCGGTTTGTGGGTCAATGCTCTGCCGATATGCCTGACCGATCGCCTGGCGCGCGTCCAGCGTCTGCTGGTTCTGCTGATTGCCGATGAGCAGGTTCTGCAGCTGCGCATACTGGCCGAGCGTCTGCAGCGGGCTCGTTTGCGGCTGCTGAACCTGTGGAACCTTGACGTTGAGAGCCGGGAAGGCGCCCTGTGCCATGCCTATCGATCCTTAATAGAGGCCGCCGACGGCCGGCTGTGTCATGGCGCCCGTGCCGCCAAGGAGCTTCTGCAGCAGCAGGGACTGCGTGAGGCTGCTCCCGAGGCCTGAGACGCTACTACCGATCGCGCTCAAGCCCGCGTTCTGCGCGTTGGCTGCGCCCACCGTCCCGCTTGCCTGCGCATTCCCTACCCCGGTCACATCGCCATTCAGCCCGGCCATGGTGTTGGTCGCCGCGTTCGCATAGGTGTTGGCGGCATTCTCGCCCAGCTGCGCACCGGACAGGAGCTGCCCGAAATTCTGGTTGTTGGTGTCGAGCGCCGACGCCTGCTGATTGATGGAGGAATTGGCGAGGCCATTGTAGCCGGAGCCCTGGTTGATGTATCCGGAGCCAACCCCGAGTTCGTTCTGCGCGGAATTCTGGTAGCCGCTCGCGGACTGCAGCATCAGATTGGCCTGGTTCTGATAGGTCTGATCCGCCAGGCCGGTGGCATACGTGGCAGCGCCCTTCAGCGCCGCACCGGACGACCCAAGACCACGCGCGGCCGCGCTGTTTTGCGTGCTCTCCAGGCCCTGACCAAGGGTGAATTGATACCCCGGCGTGTTCTCCAGCGTCTGCTCGCTGATGCCGTTCTGGAGCTGGCCATAGATGCTGTTGGCCGAGTTCACATCGCCGGCGACTGCCTGATAGGCGCCCGTGGCGTTCCCGTAGGAGTTGGCCGCATTGCCCAGGTAGCCGGTCGCGTTGTTGAGGTAATCGGTGCCGGTCTGGTACGTGCCGTTCTGGAGTGCCTGCTGCGTGAGCGCGGTGCCCCAAACGCCTTCATTCGTGTAGGGCGTGAGCGCGCCGGCAACATTGCTGAGTGTCTGAACATCCAGGCCGGCTGCGTTGTTGTAGGCCGCTGCCTGCTGAGACGCCGCGGTTTTGGCAGCTCCCGCGGCGTTGCTGGCGCCCATGGCGCCGGTGATGCCCGATACTGCCGCTCCGGCGACGCCCGCGCCGATGGCTGCGCCTGCGAGGCCCATTATGCCGTCTCCTTCAATGGCAGGGAGAACATCTCCCCGAATGGCTCAGCGCCGAGCCTGCGATAGAGCGCGCCCATCCGCGGGCCGGAGCCGCGGACGCCGGCGCGAAACAGAACCTGGTCGACGCCCTGGTCGCGCAGGAACGCGACCGATGCGCGCTGCAGCTTTAGGCCAAGGCCGGGGGCCAGGGGTGACGTGTAAAAGCTGGTGTGCATGCCCTCGCTCTTGCTGTCGGATTCGAGGGACGGCGCCGTGAGCGCCAGGAGGTAGCCGAACATGCGGCCATTCTGCCGCGCCGTCGTGATGTGCAACGCGCCGATGTCCTCAAGCTTCTGCAGCAGCGGCAGGTTCTTAGTGGGGCACGAATCAGGCGCCTCGCCGACGGTCACGAGATGCTCTGAAATCAGATCCTGCCCATCCCGAAGCAGCGCCTCAAGAGTCTCCTGCTGGAAGACGAATTCCGCGGAGACAAGCGGCCGGCCCATGATCTTGGCGCGCATGTGCTGCCCGGCCATCCGGGCGGCGCGTTCCATCTGCGGCATGTAGACGCCGGCATACCGGATGAGAGCTGCGAAGTTGATCTGCACGTTCAGGCCCCGCAAAAGTCCCCACCGGAAGGGATCATGCGGCTGCCCGAGAAGCGTTTCCGTCAGGCTGGCGCAAACGTCCTCACGATCGAGGTCGGAGAAAGGGATTGACCACGCGCCCGTGCGGCGCTCGATCTGGTCGAGCTTCGCGTCAAGCCGGTGCATCAGCCGCTCCAGAGACTGGATATCGAATGGCGCGCCGGTATTCAGCAGGCTGTCGATGACCTCTCGCGGATCACGCCGGATGGTGACGATACGCGCCCGCGGCGCGATCTCCTGCACCAAGCGCCAGAACGGCGCAGCAGCGGTCTCAACGGTGCCGGACATAGGCATGGCGAACCAGGACTTCACATCCTCCAGGCTTCGCACATGCCGGGCTTCGTCATGCCCGATCGACCATCCGCCATAGCTCAAATACTGCGAGAGCCATGCTGTGCGGCTCCGCGGCAGGGCATAGATGATGAAGGGATCAAGAGGCATGGGTGTCCAGCGCTATTGGAAATTCAGCTGCTGGCTGATGCCATGGCGTGCTTATAGCACAGCGCTACTCGGCACGCCAACACATCGAGTAGCTTGCAGAGCCGGTCGCACGAGAGGTGAACGAGTAACTGAAGCCGGTTGTCGTGAGTGATGCCGGGTCAGCGCCCACCTGCAGATCGGAACTGCTCGACGAAACCAGAACAACCGTCGGCGCTGTCGCGAACGGCGTGCCGAACGTGACTGAACCGGCCCCGGTTCCCCCAGATGCAACAGTCCCGAGAGAGACGACGCCGGCGGCTGATTTGGGAAGGGCTGCCTCAACGAAAGCCGTTGTTGCCAGCTGAGTGGTGTTCGTGCCCGGCGCAGCTGTCGGAGCAGTCGGCGTGCCCGTAAGAGGTGGGGATGCCAGAGGCGCCAAGGGCGCTACGGCGCTGTTGACATAAGCCGTGGTCGCCAATGGCGCGATGGCCGCTGAAATCTGCGAGTTGACGTAAGCCGTAGATGCCAAGCCCGAAACCGCAGCAGCAATCGCGGTGGTCGTGTAAGTGACCGTGGCATAGCCTTGCGCCACCACAAAGGCAGTCGTCGCCAGCTTCGTCGAGTTGTCCGAGGTCGAGGGAGTTGGAGCCGTCGGCGATCCGGTAAAAGGCGGGGAGGCGAGCGGTGCCAGGCCAAACACGGCTGCAGCAATATGGGTATCGACGTAGCTCTGCGTCGCCACATCAGAAGGCAGCGGCACAGCGCCGGATGCAGATCCCGTCCGGTCCCAAAGTGAGCGCAGGAAGCGCGAGCCCGCCGGTGTCAATGCGCCGGTTTTCAGGTCAACAACCGGCTCCCCGGGCGGCAGGAATGGCTGAGCAACGGCAACCGTCACGCCGCTCATGACGATGCGCTATCCGCTTCGATCCATGCCCCTTGCAGGGCGACATCGACTGATTCGGTCCAGGTCAGGCGATAGACCCGATCCCGGGACAGGCCCAAGCGCCACCAAGCGAGGCCCATCCCTGACAAGTTCGACATAGGCTGCGTGACGGGCGTTCCATAGGACAGGCCGCGGTTGTCGCTCCAGTCCAGCGATATGGACCCAGGCGGGTAATTGACGGGGCTGAGATCGGCCGTGAACTTGCGATGGAACACGCGGTTTCCGTCGCCCAAGGCATGCGGGAAAGCCCGCTGCCGCTTGATGGCAGCTCCGTTGTCGGTGAAGGCGTTTTGCGAGACGCTATAGATCGCGCCGTTCTGCCAATCGCCAGCCACAATGCCGCCACCGATCGGGGCAACCACGCAGTTCATGCGGATGCGGTGCTCGCCAGCAGCGTCGAGCCAGCAACGCTCGTGCCACTGCTGCGTCGTCACATCATAAACCCAGGTTGCGTCCGCCGTCGGGAAGGTGAGCACGTAGAAGACGTGCCCGGCCTGCTGATAGGTCATGCCGATGGCATCTGAGGTCGTGCCGTACTGGCTGATCGCATACTCGATCGGGAAGGTGGACACGCGCTGGCACTGATAGCCGGCGCCGTGAAGCACCATGTTCTTGCCCTGCTCATCGCTGGACAGCCAGAAAATTCCGCCATCCGTCGTCGCGATGGAGTAAGGCGCCAGGCAGCCGTGATGGATCAGCACTTCCGGCACGCGGGCGAAGGGGAAATCTGCGGCGCCGGCGTCATACCAAAGCTCGGAGGTTTCGGCACCGATCAGCCAGACTAGCTGGTTGACGCTCGCCATCCCGACTATGTTGTCGGTGAAGCTCGATTTCGTCGCGATATAGAGGCTGTCAAAGGGAGTCGAATTGCCCGCGTAGTTCGACGGCGAGGAATACCACTGGTTTGACCCGGGCTTATTGAACAGCAGGAATGTGTCCAGGTAGGCGATATGCGTGGCCCCGTAAAAGGCCGGATCAGACACCTGCGTCATAGTGTTGGTCGTAAGCGTCACATACCATCCGTTCGCAGATCCGTCGCAGATCATCAGGACGATCGTATTGTCCTGCATCGCAACCGGGCCTGAGCTCGAGCTTATCGTGCCGAGCGAAGTCATCGCGGACGAGGCGATATTGACGGTATAGACCGTGTTGCCGACGACCGCGTAATAGACGCTCGAGCCATTGGCCGGATAGTAGAACCCGCGGACCGGCCCATAGTTGGGCGATTGCTGCAGGAGGGTAAGCCCCGGTGTCCGGTAATAGGTCCAGGGCGCGCTATCCTCGTCGGGAGGCGGCGGCTCAGGAATTAAGTTCAAGCATCTTTGTGCCGACGCAATGACCGATCGCGCCTGATAGGTCCCGCCGGCCAGGTTTATACGAATTGGCTTGGCCTCCTAACGACGCGTTTAAATGGAGGCGGACTCATCAGCCAAGCCTTGAGGTGTCGAGCGTGAAGCCGTTCGGTCCAACGCCGTAATTGCCAGCCCACCACCAGCCATCGCCGGAACGCGAGCCATTTGGCAGTCCGTTGGGCATCCCGAGCGCGGGGATCTGGAGATTCGCAATGCGGATTGTCTGCATGGAGGAGTTCATGGCCGCGGTCACGGTCGGGTCAGGCGGAAGACCGAACAGCGGGCGCAGCCGGGCGGCCAGAGACCACACAAGCGCCTCGACGTATTCGGGCGGCATCATGAGGTCATCGGTCAGGTTCGCGAACTGCTGGAGCGCCTCTTTGGTGAGAATGTGCAACTCGAACTGATCCGACGGGATCGGATAGAAATAGACCTTCCCGGTAGGGAAGGCCGCATCATAGAACACAGCACCGGGGAAGGTCTGAAGCCCCTTGATCCCGATCTGCGCATATTCTTCCATGCTCTGGATCATGTAGAGCGTGTAATCGATATTGAGGACGCCGGGCGTCACGGTGCCAGGCGCGGTGCCGCCACCAATCCCGTCCGATCCGCCGACATCAGAGCCGCCTGCCGAGAAGCCGTCTCCGGTGTTGTCGTTGATGATGAGGCGCGCATAGGCGCCCTCGATCTGGTCAGGGCGCGCGATGTTGAAGCTAGCGCCTGTCCCGACGCCGTAATTCAGTGCTCCGGTCGACTGGATGGCCGTGTCAACGAGATGCCACACCATCCACCGCTTGCGCTGCCATTGCGCCAGCAGCGACTGCAGCCAGAATAGCCCGTCAGCGAGATCGGCGCTGCTGGGGGTCTGGCCCAGAGCGCCGACGCCGTTCGCCTTCAGAGCCTGCGTGACGATGTCCTGAGCTGTCGTCACCCTCGCAGCCTCAGTTCAGGCCGGGTTCGGGATATCCGGTCGCCCGCGATTCCTCGGCCTGAGCCGAGTTGCGAGCGACAGGGCCATTCGCCCGATGCGCGTCCAGAAGCTGACGCATGTTCTCAAGACGAGCCATTTCGGCCTCCAGGCCCGTGCGAGCGCGATCGGAATCAAAAGCGCTCTGGAAGCGCCAATCGCCCTCATCGCCGCCGGCCTTGTGATACTCGTTCGGGTTGGCAAACTCCCCGCGCCCATGCACGGGATGAAAGCGGACGATCGGATAGCCGTCGAAGTTCTCCGGGGCTGCCTCAGCCGCCGGCGTGGGCTCCACTGCGGGTTCGGCCGGCACGACGGGAAGTGTTTCATCGGTCATTGCTCGTCTCCCGTCTTGCCCGTTTTGCGTGCCTTGGCGTCGCTCGGCGCGGGCTCGCCCTTGAGGGCAGCTGCGGTGTTCGCCATGTGGCTTTCGCGCCAGGCGTCAAACTGCTCGTTCACTGCGCGGTGCTCGTCCGGCGAGTAGACGGTGCAGGTCTTGAAGCCGTTCGGGTGGAACAGTTCACGCGGATAGCCGAAGGATTGGTTGCTCATTTGCTGGTTCCTCGATCGAAAGAACTCCGCCCCTCACCGAGAGGCAGAGTTTCAGGGATGGATCAAACGGCGTCCGCGACGGCCACCACCCATTCCGGACGGAGCAACGCATAGCCAAAGAGGATGTCCAGGCGGGTGCCGAGAATGTCGTTGATCGGGTCGTAGGTGGTGATCATGCGCATGGAGATGCCGTCGAAATTCTCACGAGCGCAGTCGACAACGCCCTTGCTGATGAACGGCAGATCGACCGTCGCCAGCGTGAACGCCTCGGGCACGTAGACGAGGTTCTTGCGGTAGACCTCGCTTGCCTTGTTCGCCAGCGTGACTGCGGCGCCGCTCGCGGGCGAGACGTCCACGGTCTGGTACTGCACCTGGGCGCCGGCATTGGACGGGATCAGCGCCGGGTAGATCGGGATCGAGGTAGCGCCGCTGGCAACGTTGGCCGTCACCGTGAACAGCATCGGCGTGCCGGTGGAAACCTTGGTCACGCGGTTGACCTGGTTTACGCCAGCAATGGAGATGATGTCGCCGCGGTTCAGCGTGCCCGTGATGGCGCCGACGGGAAGGGTCGAACCGACATAGCCGGCAGCGCTGAGAGCGCCCGCGGAGAAGGTGCCCGTCGTGTGCTTGATGATCGTCTGGTCGGTGTACCAGTCGAGGCCGAGGAACTCCTTATTCATCATGCCCGAGGTCGACTGCTCGGAGATGCGGACCTGCGGGTTGTAGAAGCCGGACAGGCCGCTGACGGTGCGGGCGTTCGAGAGGTTGTCGATCATGGCGATGCGTTGGCCGTCGCCGCGAGGCGCCGAGTTGGCATCGAGGATCGCGCCGGCCTGCAACCAGGTCGAAGCGCTCGGCGTGATGGTGTTATTGGAGCCGTCCACGTTATGAACGAAGTTGGCAACCGGGCCCTGACCGGTCCCGCCATCCACCATGCTCATGACCGCGGCGGCCACGGAGCCGGCCAGGTTGTTCACGGCCGGCTTGATGTAGCGCTGGCTGAACTTGTCGATGCTCAGGGCCATATCTGCGGACGAGAAGGACATGTCCACGCCAAGCTGCGTGCTGATGACCAGGGTGGTGTACGTTTCCGTCGTGTTCTGATAGCTCGCCGTCGGGCCGGAGCGCACCGTGTAGTCCACGGGCTTGCGGATGTTCAGCGAGGCGCCGATTTTCGCGCCTTCGCGGGCGAACTGGTCGGAATATTCGGTGTTGATCGTCTTGAGGAAGCTGTTGCTGTTCCGGAAGAGACGCAGGGTCTCTTTCGTGATCATGCCAATGGTAAGTAGCGTATTCGCCACGGAAGTGCTCCTGTCGGGCGCTTCGAGAGCGCCAATTCGAACGAGAATTGGCCTCACCCATCAGGGGTCTTGGCCGAAAACTCGGACGCGACAGGAGAAAATCGCTAGCTACAGTCTGCCCGTTTACGCACGGCACGCTTCAGAGCTGAATCCCCGGCTCAGGCGGGCTTAGACCGAAGCTTCGCATACTGCTCCATCGAAATATTCGGGTCGTAGATGTTTCCGGCTTGCGTCGGAGACGGACGACCCCCAACGGGGCGAGTAGGCGGTGGTGCGCGGGATACTGTGGGAGCTACAGGCGGGGAACCTTGGGGTTCTTGACCTCCCGGAGGAGGTGCGGCAGCCGCCAGACTGCCTGCGAGTTGAGCCAAGGCCACTGCTTGCTGCATGCCCGACAGATTGTTGAGCATGAAATGAGCTTGGTCCAGATTTGACCCAAGCGTATACAGCACATCCGGACCGTTGGGAAGCGTCAAAACGGCCTTGACGAATTCCGGATGCGCATCGAGGCCGCCGATGTCGTTGAAGGCGGCTATCTTGTCGCCCCAATCCTGATAGGCAGACGCCCCCTTCGCCGCGAACGATCGCAGCTCGGTCTCCATCGTCTGCTGCTGGGCCTGGGCTTGCGCAATCTCCGCAGCGCGGGCCTCCAGCTGCGCCGGCGTATAGACCATCGGAGCATTCTCGGGCTTCTGCTCCGGGGCGGCCGGCGGCGGGGCGTTCTCCTGGGCATTCGGCTGCTGCCCCTGGCGCTGATACGCTGCCTCCATAACCCGGATGCGTTCTTCGCGCGCCGCCAGCTCCTTCTTGAGATCGGAGTTGACCCGGGTCATGACCCGAATGCGCTCCATCTCCCACTTCGGGTATTTCTGGCCCGGTGGCGGCTCGGGAACAGCGGCCTCGGGCGGAAGCTCTGGCGTCTCCGGCGCGGGAGCAGCGGCCGGCGCGGCACGGTCGGCCGGATCAGTCGACTGCGGGCCGGAAAAGTCCGACGGGTCGACGGCGACGGGGTTGGCTTCGAAGGTGTCGCTCATTTCGCAGGCCCTTTGATCTCAGAGAGTTTTGCCAAAAGGGCCTGTTCAGCCGCTTTCAGGGCAAAGCGATATTCGGATAGCGCCTTCACCTGCAGCTGCATGCGGTCAACATCCGGCTGCTCAACTTTTCTGAATCCATCGAAGACCGGATCATAAAAATAGGGCAAACCAGCCGCTTGGAGTTCGCGCAGCGGCTTGGTGGGGGCTGCGAGATCGCTCGCGTATTCATCCGTCGAAAACGCTTGTCCTGTCTGGCTCACGGGGAAACTCCTTGGGGATTGGCATCAGGCGCCACGGGAGGAGGCGCAGGCGGGGTGTTTGGGTGCGGCAAAACGGCAGTGACGGGGGAGGCGTCACCGCCGTACTGATCGCGCAAGGCTTCGAGCACCACCTGGCGGATCAGCGGCTTGAACATGTCCGGATCGATATCGTGCAGGCTGGTGATGCGATCGGTCTCGGCGCGGTATTTCTCGGTGTCGTTCTTGTCGTCCTTGTCGTCGAGCTTGCGCTTCATGTCGGCGACAGCCTGGTTTGCGCCGACAAGGGCGCCATGCAGTTGCTGGACCTGCTGTTGCGCCTGCACAAGCTCAGGCGGCGGGCCGCCGGTCGCTTGCGGGGGCAGCATCGCCCGGGCGCGCTCGGCTGCTTCGTCGGCCATGGGGAAGTCGGCGCTCTTGAAGAACAGGTCCATGTAGAGCGCGCCCGATGGCGTCGAGACGATCTGCTGGAAGGCGTTGAACGCCTCCTCGCGCCGCGTCGCGTAGCCAGGCCCCATCTCAGCCTCAACTGCATAGCGCCCGATCAGCGGGTTAAAGATGATCTGCTCAACCGGCGGCGGGGGTGGACCTTGGCCCGGCTGCGGAGGGGCTGCGGGCGCTCCGGGCTGCGTTTGGTGCGCCTGCTCTGCAGCAGGGTCCAGATGCACATCGGAGATTGTGCCATCCTCGGCCATGATCTGAATGACGCGCTTGGTGTCGTAGACCTTGGGGATGAGGTCGATAAGGATGCGGCCGGTATAGGCGATGGCGACGCCCAGGTTATCGATGTAGTGATAGGTCGCCTTGTCGCCCTGACGCTGGCGCTCCTGAATGGCAATGCCGGACCGCTCATTGCCCTGCTGGCCGAACTCGTTCTGATACTGGCCACTCGCCATCATCATCTGCACCTCGGCCGTCTGCATGCCGTCGATGTAGACGGGCGATGTCTGCGGCGGGGCCGGGCGCTGCGGCGGTTCGCCGGTCTTCTGGCCGCTGTCGTCAGTCTCGTTGTAGGGCAGATAGGCGTGGTTGGTGGTGTTCGCCGTCTCCCAATAGGTCTCCAGCCCCTCGATCGACTTCATGCCGACGATCCAAGGCACCTTCGTCTGGAGAGCCCCGAACTCGACGGCGGCCGAGGCATAGTAGTTGTACATGCGCTGCGCGTCCTTGAGGGAGCGCGTGTGGCCGCGGCGGTTGAGCTTGCCGTCGACGACGAACTCCTCACCGATCAGCGTCACGATCGGGATCGTGTTGTAAGCTGTGTCCTGGCTGTCCACGATCTCATCGCCGACGCGCATATACCAGCGCACGACGATATTTTCGTGCGGTCGGGACGGGAATCCCTTCTCCTTCAACGCCTCGGGCAAGCCATCGATCATCTGGCTCTCGCGCAGCGTGCCGCCTGGATGGCCTTGACCCAGGAAGTCTTGCGGCACAGCCCATAGCGTGTCCGTCATCGCGTGCCGCTCGTAGTATTCCGCGATCCGCACGGTGTCCTTCGACCGCCAATCGTTGCCCCGACCGGCGCTGTTCTCCATCGACTGCGCGCCGGCGAGGTCCTTGTATTCCGGAAACTCGGCCTCGAACTCCTCGCGCGGGAGATCGCGGAAGACGAAGCACCACCGCGCATCGCTCTTATCAATCTCCTGCGCATCCGGGTCCATGTAGACCGAGAACGGGTCGATGATCCGGCGGATGAAGATCTCCTGCTCAAAGCTGTCGTCGTTCGGGTATTCGGTCACGATCCGCCAATATCCGACGCCGCTCTCGACCTGGTGTCGCGTGGCATCGACATAGACCGCGCTGGCCTTCGACTTGTATTCGATGTGCCTGATCACGCCCTCGAACACCTGGGCCGCTTCAGCCATCGCGCCAAAGCCGGTCGCGTGGACCTTCACGCTCGGCTTGTTCTCGCGGCTGTCGTTGATGATCAGCAGGTTGTGCTGCCTGACTTTGTTTATCACGAGGCAAGGCCGCGGCGCGCCGCCCTGCGGGTTGCGCGCCTTCTGCACATCGCCCGGCCACTGCCACTCGGGGTGGTCAGGATCAGCGTTCGCGAACCGCTTGTCCTCTTTCTCCAGCTCGCGCGTCGTGCTTTCCCACTCCCGCGCGCGCGTGAAGCGCTGATCCATGCGCTGGATCACGGCGTCCTTGTCGCTGCCCTTCGGCGTCGTCTTGGTGGTGTCGCTCACGACTTCTCTCCTACGGTGCGACGCAGCAGGATCAGCGCGTCGTTGAGTTTCTGCATCAAGCCGGGCGCCGATGGGTCGGCAATCAGAAGCTCCAGCGCGTCGAGGGCAGCCTTTGCCGCAATGCGCAGCTGCAGCTCGTTACGAACGTTGCTCATCCCGCCATCCACCCGTTGCCGCCAGCCATAGCCATTGGCCGGCGAGTTTTCGTCTCTTTCTTCGGCGCCTTGTCGCGCAGCCCTATCGCCAGGTAGCGAAGGGCGTCTGCAAAATCGGATGTCCAATCGTGAAGCGGGGCATTCCTGAAGACCTTGTTCACGTCGTCCCAGGACTTCCGATATTGCTTCAGAGCATCAATACCGAGCTGCGTCCGATCCTTGTCAAACATACAACGCGGCAACAAATTTCGTACAGCCGAGATTCCATCATCAACGCCAAGCCGGGGCAGAACTCGGACGTTCTTCATGCCAAGGCGACGCATGACATCGATCCGGCGCTCGCCAGTTCCTACTTCCCCATTTTCGGCATCGTGGGGAACGAGATGCTCGGTATAGGCGTATGGCTTCTTGTTCAGCTCTGACACGTAATGAGGGATGCCTTGCCCCGATCCCGAGATAAGGTCGATGACCCGCACGGAGCCGGCAATCTGCTGCACCATCCAGATCACCATGCTGTCGCCGTATCCGAGGTCCCAGGCCGTCCATACTGGATGGCCGAGGACGTGAGGGACGGTCGTGATCCGTCCCTCGTCCTGGGCGGCTGCCATCAGCTTGCCGTAGTAGGACCCGCGAATGGCGGCGGCGAATGAGACCTCGTATTCCTGCTCAAAGAGCGCCTCGCCGTCCTCCGGGTTTTCTCGGATGTATTCGAGCTTTTCCTGCGCGAGCTGCTCGGGCGTGAAAATGTTGGTGTCATAGGCCGACAACTTTTCGGCAAACCAATTCGGGTCTTCGATTGCGGCTTCGTACATCCGGGAGGCGTGATTGTTGCCTCGGGGCGTCGTTATGAACATCGCCCAGCCGCTATTCTCCAGCAGGATCGGGCGAAGGATTCCCCAGGAGGTCGGATTGGCCAGGGCATATTCGGAGAAGACGATACCCACGGGGGCAGCGCCAACTAGGCTGTTGAAGTTGTCCGATCCAACGACCTGCCATGTCGATCCGTTCTTGAACCGGATGAACATTTCGT